GGGGTATGGAAGTAAAACATGTTGACTACTCCACACCAATCAGGGATGCTATAGACATATATAAAAAATGTTTCTTAGCTATAGGTTACCATGGTTCAACTATGTGGTTAGCAAGATATATGAGATGTCCTATGGTTATATTCTCTGGTAAGAAAATAACTGCAAGATCATTTAAGTGGGCCACAGTATATAATAAATTAGAAATAAAAGATTTGATAAGTAAGAATCCTTTAGAGATGAGACGAAAATCGTTAAATAGGTTAGGTGAATTAGATGTCCAATTTGAACAGTACCTCAATATCCCAAATTTACATAGGTTACGAGGCAAGGGAACATGAGGCCTTTAGAGTATGTGCACACAGTATAGGAAGCTTTTCTGATATTGAGACGCAGGCATTAAAAAGCCAGAACATACCAGAGTATAATAGAAATTGGGGAGAGCCTCAATCAACAGACTTTACCTTTACTAGATTTTGGGTACCATACCTAAGTAAATTTAAAGGGTATTGTATCTTTGTAGATTGTGACTTCTTATTCTTAGATGATCCTAAAAAATTAATAGAATATATAAATCCAGACCTAGCTGTTAGTGTTGTACAGCATCCAGCTTATAAACCACATACTGATATTAAAATGGATGGAGTAGCACAACATAGATCATTTCGAAAGAACTGGGCTTCATTAATAGTATTTAATAATGAGCACCCTTCTAATAAAACATTAACACCTGACTATCTTAACAATCATAAACCTGGTATAGATTTTCATCACTTTAAATGGTTAAAGGATGAGGAGATAGGATCGATACCATTAGAGTGGAATTGTTTAGATGGATATTATAATTTAGATGAACCTAAAGCAATACATTATACGGATGGTGGACCTTGGTTTGGTGAGAAGTATCAAGACACACAATACTCATCTTTATGGACAGTTACAAAATTAGGATTAGACAGTGAATGAAATAACATTTAGTATGACGTATTATGGTCAGGTTGAGCGCTTACAGTATCAACTTGATTTCTTTAGTGAGCAGAAGAAAAAACTTACAGATAAAACTACACTTCAAATAATTAATGATGGATATAATGATGGAGGATTATTTGAAACAATTGTTCATTCATATCCTAATTTAAATATAAAAGCATATGAAGCTACAACAGACGTTGGTTTTAATAACCACGGTGCTCGTAATCTTATGATGTTAGAAAGTGAAACTAACTGGAATATGTTAATGGACATAGATGTATTATTAAATGAAAAATTATATAAACATATGATGACAGTTAAGTTAAATGAAAAGATGTTTTATTGTTTTCAAGTAGAATTTGATCACCCAGACAATCCAGAAGATTATGATAATTTAGATATTGATCCAAAGAAGATATTAAAATATAAAGCCCACCCCAATACATGGTTAATTAATAAACCATGCTTCTGGACTGGTGGTGGTTATGATGTTGAATTCACAGGAATGAGACATGGTGATGCAGAGTTCTTTTTGTCATTAGATAAAGAAACATATGACTATGAATTGTTTCATCCAAATATTAAACAAAAACTTTCTATGCATGTGCGAAAGCCAAATAGAAACCGTAGCTATTTAAACCAAGCAACTGAACACGTTAAAACTCTTACAAGAACTGTTGACTTTGTTAAGAAAAGAAACGAAGATAAAGAAAGAAAACATAAAAAAAGATTGGTGACGTTTCCATGGAAAAGAATAGTTTAAAAACAAAGATGCTAAAGATGACTTTATCAATAGTGATAGGTTTAATTGGTATAGCTGTTGTATTAATATATGATTTAGATGCTCATGAATATCCTGAAGCTAGATTGTCTGGTCCTACTGAACAGACAAAATGTATGTCTGAAGCAATATACTTTGAAGCTGGTAACCAACCGGTTATAGGTAAGATGGCTGTTGGTAATGTAATAATGAATAGAGTCAGAAGTAACAAATATCCTGATACAATATGTGATGTAGTACATCAAGGTCCTGTTAGAGAGTCATGGAAGAAGAATGGTACATTTTATCCAATAAGACATATGTGCCAATTTAGTTATTGGTGTGATGGTAAATCAGACACTCCTCAGAGTGGATCTATTACATGGAAAGAAAGTGTATCCGCAGCACAAGAGTCAGAGTTTATAATTGACTACCTTCAAGGTGCAACCAACTATCATGCTTATTACGTGTCTCCTAGTTGGGCTCATAATATGCAGAAGGTAGTAGAAATAGAGGATCATATATTTTACAAATGACAAATGTTACAAACAATATAAAAACACCTACACAATTTGTTGCTGAAGTTGAAAAGATAGTCAAAGAAAAAAGAATGAGCTATCTTGACGCATGTCTCGATTATGCGCGCACTGCAAATGTAGAGATAGAAACAATAGCAAGTTTAATTAAAGGTAGTCAAGTACTCAAAGCTAAGATACAAGTAGATGCAGAAGACAACAGATTATTAAAACGGAGTGGTGCTAAATTACCAGTATAATGGATCCATTTGAAGTATATCAAAAATACCTAGCACTTAGAACACACTTCAAGAGTGACAGCTATGACTACTTTAGATACCATGGAAAACTAAAAGCTAATAGAGATAAATTTGAAACACGTAAAGATAAGTTTCACTTTTATAAACTATCTAAAATGAAACATCCTGTAGATTTTATGGTTGCTAATATGATGGTTAATACTAATTTTTGGTCTGGGGATGTTAATGACGAACAGTCCCACGCTACGTACAATAACTGGGTTAAAAGACGTGATAGCCTTTCATATATCGTCTCTGAAGAGGTCCAACGTATGGACGATACCTATGATACCAACGTGCTTATTGAGGACAGTCAGCATCCTAGATTACTTGTTCTATACATAAGAAAAATAATTAGTGCTGAGACATTAATCATATTAGATAAGTTAACAAAATTCTTTCCATACTGGAATAGAGTAATGGCTGATGATATTATTTGGCCAGATGAATATAAGAAGTTGAAGAAATATACACCTTTTTTTATAAATAGTGTTGACCTAGTTCGAATAAAGAGTATAATAAAGACTAGGTTCGAATAAATCGGATACAACGTAATACAACGAAATATAAGGAGAAATATAAATGGCAAATTCTTTTGCTGCAATGAAGCAGAGTCGACAGTCTCAAATTGAAAAATTGAGTTCTGAAGTATCAAAGCTCCAAGGTTCTGGAGCACCCCAAGGTGATGATAGGTTTTGGAAACCTGAAGTAGACAAGTCTGGTAACGGACATGCTATTATCAGATTCCTACCAGCACCTAACAATGAGGACGTACCTTTTGTTAGGATGTGGGATCATGGGTTTCAAGGACCAGGAGGTTGGTTTATTGAGAAATCATTAACCACACTAGGACAACAAGATCCTGTTTCTGAATATAATACAACACTATGGAACAGTGGTGTTGAATCTAGTAAAGACCAAGCACGTAAACAGAAACGTCGCTTGAGTTTTATATCAAACATATACGTAGTTAAAGATCCAACTAACCCTCATAATGAAGGTAAAGTGTTTCTGTATAAGTTTGGTAAAAAAATATTCGACAAGCTCAATGATCAAATGAATCCTGAGTTTGAAGATGAAAAAGCGGTTAACCCATTTGACTTGTGGGAAGGTACTTCCTTCCGACTAAAAATGCGTAATGTAGAAGGGTTCCGTAACTATGACAAGAGTGAGTTTGATTCACCAGCCCCATTATTAGATGATGATGCTAAACTTGAAGAAGTTTGGAAAGGTCAATACTCTCTCCAAGAACAGATTGATCCATCACAATTTAAAAGTTATGATGAATTGAAATCAAGGCTGTATAGAGTTCTTGCTCTTGATGGTGGACCGCAAACTTCAACTGCAACGGTTGATGAGCAGTATGCGCCTACCCCTGCATCAGATCCAGCACCTCAAGTAGCTGCTGTTGATACTGCAGATGATGATGATGAAAGTTTGAGTTTCTTTAAGAAATTAGCAGACTAATAATCAGAGGGTGGGTCTTCGGGCCCACTCTTAACCTAAACCAGGAGAATAGGCAAAAAGTTCCCAAGATTTATCTCTCACTGCTTTACCAGAAAAAGCAGGATGTCTTGAATATCCTGTAGTTGCTGATGGACCTGGTTGAGCACCTTCAGTAACAGCTGTTGACCCAGCAAAATTATTAGTAATTATATCTCTTATATCTCCGTAGCCACCCATTCCAATCCTATTGATTT